TCAATCTTAATTCGGTTTCTTCTTCGCCCCTTACTTGTTTGAGCATTTGCAAGGTTTGTAATCATGGCACCATTACGAAATTTAACGACTGCATCATTCTTGGAAAACCGCTTATATTCAATCTCATTTTCTACAAGAGGAAAGCGTTGCAGTATTTCATTTGTTTTATCTTGTAAAAGAGCGGCACTATTTTCTCGTGTTTGTGCAGTAACCGACATGGTAATATTAGGTGAGAGAGTAGCAACTATAAAATCATCTAGCACCTCAGTATACGTCTTGGCATATCCCCTACTAAATGTGCCGTACATACTTTGAAATCTTACATCACAACGCATAAATACCCGCTGATCATAATGCAATTTCATAATGCTTTCTTCACTCTTAAATAACTCAATGTAGAGATCAGGGAACCACCGCCCCCAACTCACAAACTGATAATAA